TTCCGCTTCGGCACTGGCCTGAAATCGATTTGAGCCATGCCGCATTTACGGTTGAGTGGCGGCCACGCTGGCAGAGTGTCACGGAATAGTGCGTTGATGTTGGTTGATGATTCGCCCACGTCTACTTATCTCCTAGCTTTGCTTCCAGCACTGCGAGTCGCGCCTCAAGCTCCGCAATCTTGATTGTACATTCCCAAATAGGCAATGGCAGGTGATGTGGTGGCATCCGGGATTCGTCTCCTAGCGATTTGCCGCCACATGCTCCAGGAGAGCCTCGCCTAGGGCCTTCGAAAGTCTGGGTGGCACGGCATTGCCAATCATGCGACCGACTGCTCTCCGATTCAGTTTCTGAGACCGTGGCCAGAATTCGTACGTTCGAGGGAAGCTCTGGAATAGCGCCGCCTCCCGTAGCGTAATAGAGCGGTCCTGTTCGGGGTGGCCGAATCGCCCATTCCCGAGGCCCGTGCACAACGTCGTCATTGTGGGAGACGGGTGATCCCACCACATCCTCGCGTAGATCGAACCGTAGGACTTGCCCGACTCCTTTCGATGACAGGCGAGGACCAGGTCGTCAGGCCAGTCTTTCCGAGTTCCACCGTCGCGCCGGGTAGCGCGGATACGCCTCAGGTTGATGGGCGAGAGCTGCACGGCTACATGCAACGGATCGTCAGGGTCTTGTTCGCCAGACGCGAGCGCGGGCAGAGAACCAATGGTCTGCCTGACCGTCTTCCATTGGCTGGGGTAGGGATAGCGCCCGGCCGGAATCGAAACTGGGCCCAGACGGGACGCAAGCAACACGAGCCGCTGCCTTGCCTGCGGAATTCCGTACTCGACGCAACGAACCAGCTTCCAATCGACAAAGTACCCTTCGCGTTTCATCGTGCCCACGAATCGCTCGAAAACCTCTCGCCCCCGATCGGCAAGCTCCGGGACATTCTCCATCGTGACCAATTCGGGAAGAATTCCCGAGACGAATCGCCCAAAGTTGTCGAGGAGGTCCCAGGCCTCGTGCCCATCTATTCCGTTCGTCAACCGAGAGAACGGCTGACATGGGGCGCACCCAGCGAGGAGCCTGAGCTTGTCGCCATCGAAAAGCTTGGAAACGCTCGTGCAGTTCTTTCGAGAAACATCCCAACAGAGGAAATTCGAACCTGGGTTGTTCTTCTCGAACGCGTGCTTGGCCTGCTCGTCTATGTCGATGCCGGCATTGACCTTGATTCCCGATTGGAGCAAACCATGCGTCAGGCCACCCGCACCGCAGAACAGATCGACTGCGCTGATGGGGCTCGCTCTGTTGCCGGTCGGTTCGCTCATGCTCGCTATCTCCCGCCCCCAAAATGCCCCACCGCTGCGCATGCGGCTACCAACCACGACGGCCGAAAGCATGGCGGTGGAGCAATCAAGAGGCGCGAATGTGTAGCCATCGTGGTCTGGCCATGTGAGCACATCCGCGCACGCGTGTCAACTGACGTTGTTGGCCTTCTCGGGCTTGGCCTTCGCAACGGGCGGAGGAACTACGGCCGCAGGTTTCGCGGTTTGTGGATTCAGCCCAGGCGGCACGATGCCAGGCTTCGAGCCAGGCGGCATCATGCCCGGCGAGAGTTGCTCGCCCACGTCCTCGGCCTCGTCTACGTCCTCCTGAGTGAGGTTCGGGTATGTCCCCGCGAACCGCAACTCACGCGCGACCGCTACGGGCCTCACGACTTCGTTTTGCAGGTAGATCCCATCTCGCTGCGCCACCTGGTAGTCAATCTGCGCCTGCTGTGCTGGCGTTGTTTGTCGAAGCGGCTTCCACTCAAAACGAAAGTCAGGCGGCATTCTACCGAGGGCGCTGCGCACCAACACCTCATCGAGCTGGGTCATCTGAGGGGATAGGTCGCTTTCCTGTCGACCCGAAATGTCGTTCTCGTAGTTCTGCAAATCGCCTTCACCTGTGGCGTTCAAGCCAGTTGCAGACTGACCGAAGATTTTCGACACGGGCATGTTGGCCGCTCCGGCTACATCAAGGGACATGCGATCGAGCAAATCACGCAGGCCCGAGAAGGTCATCGGCTTGCGCTCGTACGATTCGTCTTCTTTGTCGAGCACTACGAGCCCATACATGGACTTCATCAAGTTCAGCATCTGGTAGCGAATCTGCGCCTGATTCGTGCCTCCATCGGTGGAAAGCAGATCGCTGAATCCCTTCGCCGATACGACGTCTAGGCTCGCCTCTGTGACGAGCTTCAAGCACCCGGCCATCAGGGTGCCGTAGCTCTTCAGCACGCGCTCTACCGACTTCAGCACGCTATCGTGCCACATGGCATTCCGGTTCCACTCGTACCAATCCAGCTCCTCGCCGTCGAAGCGGATGCAGCGGCTGTGATGAATCTTCGAAGAAGTGTCGGCGAGGAAATAGAACTCGGGCGACCCGTAGTTGGGATCGTCAAGCGTCTGGTTGAGGTACGGCACGAGGATGTCTGGGTTGACCGTGAAGTCGCGCTTGTCGGGTGGGGTGCCATAGAGCCTCCATCGGTCGTAGACGACAAGGTTCAAGAGGCTCCCCTTCTTGATCTTCTCGACTTCGAGCGGTAGCTCCATTTGCTGCTTCCCAGTCTGTCCTTTGATAACCATGACGATGAGCGATCCGCCGAACTGGCGCGCCCACTTGATCGCGGTGTGCACCCGCTTGCGTACCTTGAGGCGCTTCTCCTCCTGCTGAATTCCAAAGACTCCGTCAACTTCATCATCCTGCGAGCCATCCCACATGACATCGCGCCATTCACGGACCATGTCATCTGCCACCGTGTTCACGATTCGCTTGGCGACCCAGCTCGAACGCACGATGGCGCTAGCTGTGTTCCGCGACATCCCCACCTCTGGGAAGTAGTGCGAATGCTCGGCCTTGTCGGACATCGTGCCCATGCCAGTTACGAAATTCCGCAGGTTGTCGAGCGCCATCTTGTAGTGGTCAGGCTCGGTGTGCGCGACAAGTGGGCGCGTGTCGAGCGCTTCGGCTGCATCGACAGCGGCAAGGGCGCGGTTGCTGAGAAGTTTTGAGAAGAAGTTTGCCATGGTCGTTGCCTTTCAGATCAGAGAACAGAGAAGATTCCCGCGCCAGAGCGTAGCCCTAGCAAGAACGTCAAAATGTGCACAAGAGCATCAATCCTATCAGGTGAGTCGTCAGATGTTTTTGGATCCCAAGTAGCCATTTCATCCTCAAGCTTCGCGAACATCCCGACGTGATGTACTCTCCCTTGCTCGTAGAGCGACACCACTGGCTCTGCGCGCAGCCGCTTACCGTCCTTCGCGTGGACTCCCTCATACCGCATCGAATGCGCATCAGGATGGGTACGAAAAAGCGCCTCAATCCAATCCCCGCCCTGGTTCGTCTCTCCGACCACGACGTTGGCCATCCGGCGATTGTACATGCCCAGAACGTGGGCAACCGTCTGCTGCGGCGAGTAGATATCGGTGTCGTCTTCGAATACAAAACCGTGCATTTCCTGCTTGCCATTGCACGTGCACATCCCAATGCCGGCACAGATGATACCAGCTTCGTCGCTGTGCTTGTCCGCCGTGGTCGATGGATCCAACCCCACGCCGACACGGCGCAACTGTATCCCCATCGTGGCGAATTCCGCCAATGTCAGCCGCTTGTCGTCTATCAGCTTGCGCTTCCACAGCGCGCCGGGGTTGTCGTCGAGGATGATGGCGCTGATTTCCTGAAGACCAAGCCGCGTTCCTTCGTATTTCTTTTTCAGGACGTCGAGAAAGTCTGGATCAATGTTCGCCTCGTTCTCGTAGGTCGAGCCAGTTACCGTAACCGTCTTCGGATCAGCTTCGAGCGCGCGCAAGAACTTCAGGCCACGCGGGGTCGACGTCACGAGTGCCTGCGTGCCATGCCCTTGACGTAGCCCGAACTGAATCATGTCCCAGGTCTCTTGAAGCCGTTGCCAAGCCGCCAGCTCGTCAGCCCACAGAAACTCGTGCTGCGGACCTCGAAGACGGTCTGGCTCCTCTGCCGAATACGTAGCGACTTGCGCACCATTGGGCCACGTTATGCGGTGTTTCGACGGCTCGTACACTGGGTGATTCCAAGGCGGCGATATCGCAAGGATTCCGCTCGGGCCTTCGACCATGACGTCGCGAACATCAGCCGACGTGGGCGCCACGATTCCACCACGCATGCATCCACCATGCTCAATCTTCCAGCGCACCCACTGCGCTCCTGTGAGCGTTTTCCCGAATCCACGTCCAGCTCGCAGATGCCAGGTCCTCCATCGTCCTGGAGGCGGAAGCTGCTTTTTGCGTGCGATGAATTCCCAATCGTATCCGAGCGCCACCTGTGCCTCATGAGAGCGCCGCTCTAGCCACGCTAGGAATTGGGCCTTGCCGCCGAATGCATCTATTGCGGACTGCAACTCAGATCTGTCATCACTTGCCAGCATCGGCTGGCTTCTCCTCGGCGAGACGCGCCTTCTCCGCTTCAATCGCCGCCCGCAAATCGAGGGCAATTTTGGCAGGACCGAGCGGCGACATGCTCCCGTCCTCGCTGGACAAGTCTAGCTGCTGGCGCGGCTTGCCCCCGTGCTGCTCCATGAGCGCCTTTCCGGCGTTGACGTCGCCCTTGATGGCCTCCAGGTACATCGCCTGCCAAACGCGCTCAATGCGGGTTTGCGGCTGCCCCTTCTCGGTCGCCTCTTCGAGCCAGCGAATCAGCGCGGCCTGCTTCTTGCGACCGTTGTTGCCGGTCGGGTTGCGCGTCTCACCCGGCTTGATCGGTGGGAGGAGGTTCGCGCATCGCTTGGCCTTCAGCTCGGCGGCCTTCGCGGCTGCCACCTCGGGCTCGGGCGTGGGGGCGTCGTCAGACACGCGCGCCCCCAATCTGGGCTGCTACAGCGCCAGGCTGACTTGCTGGAGTCGATGCCCGGTAACCGCCACGGCATGCACGTCCGGGAATTGCTCCCAGCGCTTCCCGTCGAGTTCGTGGCCTGCCGACGTCGGGCGAACGCCGCCCCACTGCTTGAAAAAAAATGGCACCCCAGCACCGGCGCAGGCATCGCGGAGAGCCCGCGGCCAGTCCATGCGATTCTCGCGCGGCGCCCATTTGCCCTTGTCGTCCCTGGTCGCGCATCCGCGTAGGTCGCGCCACTTCGGATCCATCAGGTGCGTGCCAGATTCCCCTCCCCAAATCGCCCATTGGAGATGCTTGATCCACGGGCGCACGTCCACGAGGGACAGCGCAGGCTCGACCGACAGAAACCGCACCGGAACATCGACATCGAGCAACGCTGGGATCCGAATATCCGCGCACGTTTGGTCCTCGACCGTCACCCCGGCCCAGAGGTTCACGGGGAGCTTGCGCCGCTGGCTGTACCTGACTAGGTTCTCGTGGCGCTTGGTCAGCACCTGGAATTGATGCTGAGGGCAGGACTCGATCACGTTGACCACCTTGTCCCTGTATTCGTCCGCCACTTTGTCCCAAAATAGGTCCGACATGCTGTTGACGAAAATCAGCGACGGCGTCTTGACCTTCCACGGCTCGACGAGCTTGTGCTCTCGCACCGTCAGGTCGAACCCGTTCGGAAACGCCAACGTTCCGCGCTTCTGCTCTGCCAGTTGGCGCGCATAGCAAAACTTGCAGCCAGGCGAGACGCTCTCGCATCCGCTCATGGGGTTCCAAGTGCTGGTCGTCCACCTTATGGCCGTTAGTTGCATCGCTGCACCTCGCGATCATGGTGACAGCGACTACAGACCGCTTGGATGTCGAGGTGATGCCCAGCCTCGTATCCGAGGTAATGATCGTACTCGTGGCGTCGCTCCCCTGGCTCCCAGAGATGACCGCAGTCCGCACACGCGAGCGTGCTTGGTCGCGGTAGCCTTCCCGTTCGTACCAGCACGTTGATTCTGCGTCGAGCCTGCCGCTTGTCCCCGTCGCGCTCTGGCAATGGCTTAGGGCCCCTTCCGTGAGGTTTGCCATTTTTCGTTCTGACCGCCGTGGAGCACGGCCTACAAATTGATTTGAGGCCATCGCTTCTACTGCGATCAGCCTGATAGCGAGATTCAGGCAGCCACTCCCTGCACCTAGCGCAACGCTTTTCTCCGCGTGCGCGCTTGACGAGATACTCCTTGACGGTGAGTCCGTTGCGTTTTGCGGCCCCGTGCCATCCGCCTCGCGTGATGCCACTAGGAGCCGAATCGCTTCTGATGTCTCGTTTTGCTTCCATTTCACGAGACTACTAAAACTAGACAAAATGGTCAAGTTCTTCTCGTTAGTCGCGAACAAGATTGGCCTTTCCGCTGGTGAGTTTCTCCCAGCGAGCCACGCACACATCAACGGCGATGGGGTCCAACTCCATAGCGTAGCATTTTGCATGCAACTGTTGACAAGCGATGATGCTTGTGCCTGAACCGGCAAAGAGATCAAGCACCGCCTTAGCCCCAACCCCGGCCAGCATCGCCCGGATCCACGCCTCTGGTTTCGAGTGCTTGTGCCCGCCGTCTTCGTTGCAGGTTGGAAACGACTCGACCGACCGCATGTGGACCGCACCATCAAGGGGCTCATACTCGCAATCCCCGCGCGTGTTGTGGACGGTCCCGGCCTTGCGCTTTTTTCCATCCGCGATAATGGCGCGGTCAAACGCCCACTTGGGATCGTCCCCAAACACACCACACGCCTTGTGCCTGGCAAGCGGACGATTGGGGCTGTACCAGCTCGTCACGCAGTCCCAGACCAGTTCATAGAGCGGCGCCCACCCCTTCGTGAGCGCAGCCTGCGCCGCCGTTGCGAATCGGAACATGTCCCAGAAAATCACGAGCCTTTGCGCCTTGCCAACCTTGGGCACTTGTCCGTAAAGTTCTGTGACTTCGTAAGGTGGGTCGAAAATACACGCGTTCCACGTCTGCCCATCCATCAGCCGAGCCACTTGCGTGGCGTCGGTGGAGTCGCCGCAAAGTAGGCGATGCTCACCCATGATCCAGAGATCACCGATCCTAGAAAACGGTTCAACAGGATCGTCAGGAACGTCATCATTCCCTGCGCTGGTCGGCTCGGACTCCTTGCCAAGCTTCGCCTCTTCCGCCGCGATCAGCTTATCAAGCTGCAACTCGTGGAAGTGCGCCTCGTCTTCGAGTGACCGCGCCTGCTCGACGGCGTCCTCGGTGAAGTCGCCCTGCAACGCCGGGTTGTTAGCCACGAGGTTCGCCATGCGCTGCTTCGTCGCGTCCCACTTCACGAACCGCACAGGGAAGCGCTCGCCGGTCTTCGGGTGGACGATGTGGCCAGTGTCGCCAGTGCGGACTACCTCGGTAGCGCCAGCTGTCTTGAGCGCGTTGATGCGCTGGTGCCCGCCAACTAGCTCCCCCGTCTCGTCGTTGAAGCAGATGTCGAGCGGCCCGAACGTCTCCAGCGACACCTGCAACCCAGCCGCCGCATCGGGGTCAATCTTGCGCGGGTTATTCGGGTCTGCCTTGAGCGTCGCAATGGGGAGCCGCAGTTCCGAATCCGACGCGTGTCCTGCTTTCGATTCCACCGCCTTGCCCGGATTTGTTTTGTTGTCTTGCGCCATCCCCTACGATTTAGCCGCCGTTTCGCGCCGCAAGTCAAGCGGAATGTTTTCTTCCATTACGTGAGCGATTCCCCTCCAGGTGCAGGACGCCCCACCCCTCCGGATCTACCTATAGAGAGAAATCTATCGAATATGACGTCTTCGGCTGTGGTGGAGTCTGGCGTCTACGTTTCGGTCCTGTGGGGCGGCGTCCTTCCCCCTGTCACAGGTGCGACCTGCCCGAACGAGCTTGCGTTTGATCGCGTGCTCGTGTCCCTTCCAGCGCAACCCAAAGAGTGATTTAGCGTACCACTGGCGGTCTTTTCCCAGCCGTGGTTGCTCGTGATGTGCATGTAGCCGTCCATGATGCGCCAACTCGCGCCCGAGGTCAACCCTTGCTCTCCTCGATACACCCAATCTCGCTAGCGCCTTGTCCGCCCCGTCTGGACCGTAGTCGCCCGAATCGACCCATTCAATGTTACGAGCTTCAGGTGCGCTGCGAATTTCGCCCATCTTGGCCAGCGCGGCGAGCACCTTCGCTTTGATCGGGTTCACTCCGTCACCATTCCAAGCGCCTTCTTCAAGCAATCGCGACACAAGTGAATCACCTGCTCATCGTCCCCTTCGCCACGGTTGAACCTCACGACTCCATCTGACAGCACGAAACATTCGTTGCATATTGGCTGGCGCGTCCATGAGCCATTGCCTATCACAGCATCGACCGAATTTGGCTCTGGGGACTTCCCTCCTGCGCTCAGCTCAAGAAGCCTACCGTAGATCCATTCCTTTCCTTCGCTGAACCACTGGCCGGCCGCCTTGGACCCCGCTCCGCGCGCGAAGCAATGCTCCTGCGTGAAGTAGTGCTCCCTCCACGCCCCTGCCGCTTCGTTCGCCAGTATCTGCCTTGTAATGAGCTTCATTCCTCCGTCTCCTTCTCTGCTCTGCCGTGCGACTTCTTCCATTGTCTCCACCGTTTGGTGGCCTCGGCAACATCGTCCATGAGGGCAGGCTTCTCCTCACGCTTCGACTTGGCGAGCAGGCATTCCAAGCGGTAGATTTCGCGCTCTAGGCCTTTCGCCAGCGCCTTGGATTGGGCTAGTTCACAGCGTTTCGCTTTGATGTGCGCGTCGAGAATCGCAACGTCGACTTTCTGTTCGGTGGTCATCGTCACTTACCTTTCGTCTTGCCGCCCCACCGCTTCAGGTAGCCACGGCACCCACGCGCAATTTCCTCGGGTGCTACCGAGCCGTCGGACTGGGTTTTGAATTTGATCAACGCGCTGTGGATGCTTAGGCTGCCCACTGAATACGGCAGCACCCAACTCGGATGCAACGCGGGCGAAGTGGCCAACGTCGGTTCCTCGAAGTTCTCATGCCCGCGCTCGCCAATCTCACGTGAGCACTCTTCCTCTGGCAAAGACGAAAATCGGCCACCCGTGCACTCTGTAGCGTTCCACTGGCAGCAGTAAGCATACAGAGGAGACGCCCACGTGTGGAGAGGGTCCCACTCCGCAGCGTCTGCGCCGGCGTCGCGCGAATTCGAACTGGCGATTCCGTGTTCGTTCGCGATTGGAATCGAGATTGCCGACCCTGTTACCGTCGACGTAATAAGCGACGTGCAATTGCCTTGGCACGTGTAGCCTGATAGGTCTGCATGACCGTTCTGCGGTGGGGAGACAACACGATCGTGCCAGGCCCACCACAATGGCAATGCCACAAGACAAACTGCTCCCCAGAGTACAAACCAAAAGCACCGATCGAGGAATCTATTTAGCACCGTTCTCCTCCTTCGCTTTCGCCGCTCTCCGCAGCACCTCTTGGCACTGCCTACCGCCTCGTTGGTATGCTCGGCACGCGGCTGGGCGGCGCCCGTAAATTGAGCACTTATTGCCTATGGATGCGTAACATCTCCGTCCGATGACATCCATCGAGAACGTGCCCTCAGCAAACAACGGTCGCCCATGTTTGTCGCGCGCGAGAAATTCCAGGTCCTGAAAATACTCAGCCAGATGAACAACCTCATCCGCTGTCACCGCAATCCAGTCGTACCTCTGGCAGCAGAGCCCGCAGGTCGTGCAATCCTCGGGAATTGGCGGCGTTTTCACTGGCGAACCGAGCGCAAAACAACATCTTTCTTGGTGATCTTGCGCACTCGAAACTTCTCTCCGTGGATCTCAACGGTCTCGCCAATAGTCAACGCGCACGCCGGCGATGGCAGCGGCGGTATGCCTTCTGCTTCGTCGTCGGCTTGCGCTTGTGCCATTTCTCTCCAATACCCTCGCTCGTCCATCTACCAGCCCTCCTTCATGTCTTCTTGAATCTCGGCAAATTCCTCTGGCGTCACCGGCTTGATCCCGGCTTGCATTCCCGCGACAAACTCCGCGCCCGAGACGCGCGACTGCATCTCCTGTCACCCTCAATCGGCGGCAGCTTGGCCACCTCGGCGAACATTGCCGCATCGATCATCCCGGTAGACATGTGCCCGCCTCCATCGTCCAGCCGCTGGGGCAGGGGTTGCTCGCCACCTTCGCGGGAAGAGCCTCAGCTCGCTCCTGGTGAGGCGCTGGACCAATCGTAGGGGCAGAGTGCCACTCGACGTGCAGGCACGCGCTGTGGTGGCTCCTGGTGTCTGGTAGCGACTCGTCAGCCTTGGCCGCGCAGCAGCCGTAGGCCAGCGCGCCGAAACATACCGCAATTGTCAGAAAATCTCTCATCGCGTCGCGCTCCCCTGCACATAGGCTAGGCAACGGCCTAGCGCGTCCTGTGACCACTGCGAGGCCGAGCGCCCTAGCCGCACGCCCAGCTCGGGAGCGTAGACGTATCGGTGCGAGAAAATGTGCAGCGGGTCGCGGTCGTACAGGTCTCGCGCCGTCTCGATCGCTGGTAACTCCTGGGTAATTTGCGTATCGCGTCGATTTGCCATGTTGTGTCTCCGTGTGGTGGACATGAGTCAATACTACTCGCCTAATTTCGAGGGGCAAGAAAATTCGGCATCCACCGTGCAGAAAAGTAAAGCGCGTCATCAATCTGCGTCAATTGGGAGATTGAGCATCCTCAGCCCGTGGCGCAGCAGATTCGACCGACTGATTCCCCTCTGAGCCGCCTCCAGTGCGAACGCGCGGTACTCGTGAGGCCGGAGCTTGCACCTTGAGACTCTGCTCTTCTTCTCATCGGTGGGGAGCGGTGGACGCCCCACTGGACGCGCGTTATCTCCCGTTTTTTTTCGACTCACTTTTTCACCTCGCCTTTCAGTTTCTCGATCTCGATTTGCAGGAAGCACACCGCCTTCTCCAAATCCTCGATGGGCTTCCCCTTGTGCCGATGCCGCCAAATGTACTGGATCGCCTGCCCAGTCATGCTGGAAAAATGCTTGGACACGTCGGCGCACTCGATGCCGGGTATCCACGTGTAGTGGCCGGGGTGCGCGACGGGTGAAGAGGCGAGCGCGCTGACTGCCGCAATTTGCGCTGACACCACGTCCTTTGCTTCGGTCGCCACAATATCGCACGGGGTCCAGCTCAACACGAGGTCCTTCGTGGCCGCATTGAATGCCTCGATGGCCGCTGTTAGCGCTGCTGGCGTTTTTCGTGGCCCTGGCCCTGGCCCGTCCTCGGGCAAATCGTCATACCACGAATCCTCGTCGAGCTGGCGCACCTTCACGGGCTCGCAGATTCGCGGGTCAAGGTCGTCAAAATCTAGCGTCTCCTCCTCGTCGCGAATTCCTTCCGCTTGCTGCTCGGCGAGCTTGTCCGCCAAGAAATCCTCAACCTGCGAATAGCTATAGAACCACAGGTCGTATGCCTCCGAATACAGCGGCGAGCTGCCGTCCCATTCCTGCCGTGGAAAATTCGCTACACGCTCGGCTTCTTCTTTCGCTCGGCATGCAGGGCACTTGATCCAGCAGCACTTCTCGAAAACCACGCCACACTCGCAGCGCTTGTGCGTAGACCCGTTGGCTCGCGCCAAACTCTCGGCGTCGGCGTTGGTCTGTTTGTCGGGATAGAAATACCCATCGCGCGAGATCCATCCAGCCATCCTGGTGCGCTTCGCCGCTTCGGGGTCCTCGGGTAGTATTGCCTTTTTCTCGGTCGCTTTGTTGGTCAAGCTCGTTGCCTCCCCTGATGTGGAATCGCGTGCTCCGGATCTAGCTTCGGATCTACCCTAGGGTACTTCTCCTAAGATCCGGATCTTACATTACCTATCGGAGACGGCTCCGATTCTGGAGACTTCTGCGAAAATGTAAATAGAAATCTTTTGTCAATTTCAACGTCCTGGAATCGTTGCAGTTTCAATCTGTGTTCGCACCCAATCAATCCCCTTTTCGCGCATGAGATCGTTGAAGTCCGTCCCGACCATCCCCTTCGGGACTGCCAGCCGCGCATGAATGTCTATCGCTGCCGCAGTCGCGTGTTTGACGCCTGGGTTCCCGTCGGTGGCGTGGTCGTTGTCCGCGCAAATCGTGAAGCGTCTACCGGGGATAGCTCGCCGAAGCGCACTCGCCACAGACCCGAGATTCCCGCACGAAAATGCCACTGCCACGGGCCTCAGCTTCATGGCCGCGTGGATTGTCGCCCCAGTGGCCAGACCCTCGCAAACGTAGATTCGCGGTCCCGTCTCCTCGCCTCGGCGAATCCATAGGAAGCAACCGTCAATCGATCCGCCCTTGAGGAATCGTTTCGTGCCGTCCTCCGTGATCACCTGTAGTGACTGGAGTTCGCCGGAGGAATTTCGCACAGGCACCAGAAGTAAGTTACCAAGGACGCGCGTGCCCAGTTGGCAGAGCCCCTTGCGGTCTAAATACGCGTGCCCGCCTTCTCGTGCTGCTGCCCACATTCGGCTTGCCTTCTGCCGCGCAGCCAGTGCGAGCCGTTCGCGCTCTGCCGTGCGTTCTGCGCTCGCCTGGGCTATGAGCGCCACCATGGCCTCGCGTTCGCCTGGGGCCATTTGGTGCTGTTTGGCGCGCCACTTCTGCCATGGGCCTATTGACCAGTTTTGGTAGCCGCCGCCAAGTAGGTCTGGGAATAGCTGATAGGCGCCGCCCTTGCGACCTGGCTTACCAGCGACGTCGCAACGGTGGATGCGCCCGTCAGCAAGGATCTGCTTCGGCGGCACGAGGCCGGCCAGTATCAGCGCCGCGCGAAAATCAGCGAGCAAGGTGGACCATCTCCAGGGCTTCGAGCCACAGAGATACCCACACGTCAATCTTGGCCTGCACGCCGCCCGCTCCACCATTCGCCCACTCGACCGACTGCGCTTCCGCGTCCTGCTCTGCTTGCTCGATCTGCTTGGTAAGAACCGGCGCATAGTCGCGGATCATGTCGATGCAGTTTGGTGGCGGACCGTGCTCGGCGCAGAATTCGGTGACTCGCGCGGAAACCTTGCGAAACGCTTCCGCCCAGGCCTCAGTAACCCGCGCGCGACGTCGGTCAGAAGGAGAGATCGTCATCGTCGAAGCTCCTCTCTAGGGGTTGATGGGCAGGGACAGAAGCGCGCTGTGGGATCGGTGCAGGCGCTACAGCCTGGTGCTTGGGCTGGCTCCCTAGGATCGCATCAAGCGTCTGGAACGGCAACGGCTTCCAGTTGTTTTTGGCGATGGCATCGATCAACCCACTCGCCGTGGTGAAGGCCAAATTGACGTCGTTGATGCCGAACTTTTGCAACGTCTTGAGTTGGCCGAAAGTCGCGAGGTTTTCTTGCCGTCGCTTGATAGCGGTGCCGATGAGCTTTGAGGCAAGCTGCGATGTGCATCCCGATGGAATCGGAATCTTGAATTTCTCCAGGCACCCGAGCTGCGCCTCACTCGGCGGTTTACCACCGAAGCGCTCCGACGTTTCGAATTCTCGCTCGACGTCCATGTGGAAAACTTCGAAGGGGTTGACGGTGGACTTCGTGTAGATGGCTTTCGCCTTGATGGCCGCGCGGCGGGCTGCCTCTTCTGCTTCGCGCTTTTGGCGTTCGGCGAACGCGTGGGCCTGATCGAGGGCATCGCGCGCCTTCATGCCTGGGTGCTGCTTCACCAGCTCTTGCGCGATCTCTTCCTCGTCCTCGGTGTACTTGCCGCCGAGGGCATCAAGCGCGCTCGCGAGCTTGTGGCGCCCGCTGTTACCAACGAAGTCGATTAACAGGCAGTTAGATTTTCCGGGATGAATGCGTAGTCCTCGTCCGCACATCTGCGTGTAGAGCGCACGGCTTTTCGTCGGGCGAGCAATCGAGACACACGAGATCGATGGATCGTCATAGCCTTCCGTGGTGATTCCACAATTCACAAGGAACTGGTAGTTGCCGCGCTGGTGCCCTGACAGAATCCGTCTGCGCTCCTCAATCTCGGTTTTCCCATCGACCGACATTGCGCAGCCTTTGCGGTGCCGGTTTAGAATCTCCGCGAGCCGCTTGGCATTGTCCACCGAGGTCGTGAACACCAGTGTCTTGCGTTCGCCAGCCTCGCGAAGAGTGGCGTCTGCAACTGCCAGAAGGGTTTCTTCAACTTTCATGATGGCGTCCAGCTCGCCTTGATTTAGATCCCCCGCCGTGGTCTTCACGCTGGACAGATCAAGGCCTGCGATCTCGATTCGAGAACACACGACGTCGCACAGGTATCCGTCTCGGATCGCATCCTCAATTTCGTAGAGGAACGCCACGGAATCGAAGACCTGACCCATGGCTTTTTCGTCGGCGCGGTCTGGCGTTGCCGTGAGCCCTGCAATTTTAGCCTTGCTGAAATAGTCCAGCACTCTCCTGTAGGTCGTTGCACAGCAATGGTGAGCTTCATCCACGATGATCAGATCGAAGCGGTCGGGCCTGAATCGATTAAGGCGAGCTTCGCGGGAAATCGTCTGGACAGACGCCACCACAAGGCGCTCGTCTCCTGCCATCTCGCCAGCTTGATCAAGCCCTACGATATCGCCGCAGTCGCGAGCAAGTCGCGCACGGGCCTGTACTAGCAGCTCATCACGATGGGCGAGAAACAGAATGCGATCGCTGCTGCGCCGGGTGGCGATCTCGGTAGCACATCTCGTTTTCCCCGCTCCTGTGGGAAGAACCAACAACGTAGAGCGCACCTCGCCCAATTCTCGGATCACGGAATCGACAGCCTCTTGCTGGTATGGGCGCATGGCATGCGCAAGAGACGGATGGGAGGTTTGCGGAATCGCAGCCGGGTAAGGGTTAACAACTCTCGGCGCTGCGAAGAAATCCATTTGGGCAGCCATCAGAAGTCATCCAGTGAGAATTTAGAGAGTGGCATTTCCTTGCCTCCGCACGCCACTATCGCGTCGTCACCCTCTCGAAGGTAGACCGGATGCACGTCCTTCAGCCCCAATTCGTCGACGTATCCGTGGCCTCGGCAAGCGGCACACGTTTTCACGATATCAGGCACCATCTTGCAGTAGGGGCACACGCTCGCAGGACGTGAAAGTTTGAGCTTGTTCAGCTCATTGATCGCCGTACGGAAGGAGCTGCCAATATGCTTGTTCCCCTCGAAGCGTTCTACCCCGCGAAGACTTTCCAGCTCGGTGTACGTCCGCTTTGCCTCAGTGATGAGCTTCGCAATCTTGTCAATCAGCGCCTGCTCTTTCTCAGCGCGCGCAAGGATTTCCAGGGGTACAGTCACGCCGAAAGTCTTGATTGGTCTGGGGGGGGGCGCTACTTCCGCAACTGCCTTAGCTGCCACGGCTTCTACCGTCGGTAGGCGCTTGATCGCCTCTTCTTTGGCTTCGGCGCGCTGGACGAGCCGTTTCGCGGCTTTAGGAGTGATATGCAGCTCTTCGGCTACTTTCTCAAGTGCCTTTGCGCGGGCCGCCTGCGGCCTGCCAGCGTGAGACTTTGACTCAGTCGGTAATTCTGGCCCACTGTGGGCCATAATTGCGCTGTGCGGCTTTGGCTCGGGCTTGGTTCTTTCTCTTTTGGGCTCGATTCCATCCTCCTCGATCCTCCCCTCCTCCAACTCGGCGAGCTGCTTGGCCAGCTTCTGCCGGTCATCAAGCCGACGGTGGAAATTCCCGATGATCGTCGCGCGGGCCAGGTCGATAGGATCGCCGCTCACGTGCTCGACCACGGTCTCCTTGATCCCAGCCGCCATCATCGCCGCTGTGCGGTCTCTGCCTGCAACGATCCGACCGGTTTCCCTGTCCACCCAGGGGGCGTTCATGGGCCGCCCGCCTGTCGACTTGTACGACTCGGCGAGCGCAATCACGTGCTCCGACTTCATACGCACACGAATGTCGCCGGGAAGATTCAGCGACTCCAGTTTGACCGTCTTCTGACCGTGCCTCTTGATGCTCATCTACTCAACTCCTCGAAAACGCCGCGAATCCTGCACAACCCGATAGATTGTCGAGGCCCAGCGGGCGGGGATTCGCAGCGTATCCGAAATGTTGAATTCATGGGGCCTCGACTCCTCCACATTTGCACATTTCGCGTCCGAAAAGCAAGCTCTACTTTCCGCTCACACACTCAACTGCGCCTCGGCCAGCTCCACCGCGCGCAGCAGCCTGTCTCTTTCCTCTGCCGCTCTCGCCCAGCGTGCGTTGGCCGTCGTTACTCGCGCGCGGCTCGATCCAGGTGGCAGGGCAGCGCGTGCGGCGCATAGTCGCGCGGACTTCGCCTCGGAGCGCGCTAGGTCGCGGCGTAGGGCCTTCAGGCGCGCTGCTGGAGATAGTGGATTGGCCATGGCTACCGCTTCCCCAGCACGCGGTCTGCGTCTGCCAGCCATTCGGGGCTGTCGACGTGCGGGATAATCAGCATGCGCGCCTCGCGTAGCAGCTTGCGCAGTTCCGCTTCGTCTGCCGCCGCCGCTGCGATCGCCTGTTGGCGGTCCACCAGCTCGGTGTCGGCTTTCCATTGCGGGATTGCTTCGAGTCGTCGTCCCATGTTATCCATCCTCGTGACAGTCGTGGAAACATTCTTCGGTAGCGCAGCACTCACAGAGCCCGGCCGACCACCATCGTGGGATGTAGTGGATGCATCCGGGGCAAGTACATCTCACGATGGTGCTACGGTACCACGCGCGACGAAGCCCGGCGGCGATATACGCCCACCAAAGCGGCGTGGATTCGTCGCACCACCAAAGCGATTCGAGTCGTCTTCCCATGGCTACTCCGCACTCCTGAGATCTGCCCGAAGATGAGCCAAATGGCCTAGCGTTCGGTTCTGCTTTAGTTCTGCAATCTCTGCTGGGTCCATGGCTACTTCCCTCCATGCGCCGCCCGCTTCGCACGCGCCGCAAGTTTCTCTGCCTCGATTCGGTCATGCGCAGCCCATCGTCGCGGCCGGTCGTCTAGGCGCACGTGGTGCGGCCAGCAATATATCGGCGGCATCCAAACAGAGAAGCTTACGCATGCGGAGTGGGGCAAGATTTGGACAAGGGAACCTCGGGCGCTGCGGACTACGATTCGAGCTTCAAGGTCCCGGCGTTGATCCCACTCCTCTTGCGTCGGGAGCCACTTGTGTACCTTACGCAGCTCTTCCAGCGCGCCGTCGCGAAATGTTATCCAGTCGCCAACGCGCAGTGCTCGATTCATGTTCTCTCCTTCGCCGACGGCCATTGCAATTTCTTTTTCTTTGCTTCCGCTCTCGCTCTGCGAGCCACTAGCCAATCGTAGGAGGCGCGCGAAATCTTCTCACCCATCGGGCCGCCTGTCTTCGGTGCTGGCTCCAATCCCGTGCGCAGCCCGAGCCTGACTTTCTCGGCGCAGCCAGCGCACTGTGGATCGAAAGTTTTTTTCTCGCCGAATCCGAGCCCATTCCGACATTGCCCGCAGTCCTCGCGCCGAAATCCGCGCTCCGCTTTCGACGGTGCGATGCTTGGCCACCTAGCCATTGCAGCACGCGCCTGGTCCAGACTCGCCCCACGGTATTTTGTCATCGCCGCAGATGCTGCACGTGTGGTAATTCCCAGTGCTCTCGCAGTCGTCGCAGTTGTCGAGATCGCTGCCTACGCAGGTAGGACATATCCCCTCGTCGCGGCACTCGCCCTTCGACATTTCGCGCATCCGCTTCGCCGCCGCAGCCTCCTCGCGGTCCATCTGCGCCATTGCCAAATCGCCGAGGCCGATCACGAGCACACCACCACAATCGCCACGACCTCGGCCACAATTGCCAGCCCAATCGCAAACCACGCCCAACGTGGCAGCCCGAGGAAAATACGCCGGCAGTACGGGCATTCGACGTATTCCTGGCCACGCGGTGCCATCGTGATGCGCTCGCAGGTGAGGCACACGTACGCGTCCTTGGCGATTTCCTGCGGCTGGCATGCGTGCTCCACGTAGGCGGTAGCGCCGCAATCGCGCCAGTCGCGGGCAGGGCGCAGGCGGATCATGACCGCACCTCCTCAGATAGCAGCTCGATTAGGTCCTCTATTTGTCGCGATCTCTCGGCGTCACTGGCGGCGTCACTGGCGGCCCTGGCTGCGGCCCTGGCGGCGTTCTCGGCGGCCCAGGCGGCGTCACTGGCGGCCCAGGCGGCGGCACTGGCGGCACTGGCGGCCCAGGCGGAGGCACTGGCGGCGGCCCTGGCGGCACTGGCGGCCCAGGCGGCCCAGGCGGAGGCACTGGCGGCGGCACTGGCGGCGTCACTGGCGGCGGCACTGGCGGCGGCACTGGCGGCACTGGCGGCCCAGGCGGCCCAGGCGGCGGCACTGGCGGCGTCTAGGGCCGACTGCGGGATGATCTCCCCTTCGGCCAATCTCGCTAGCAAAGGCACTATGTCCCGACTCCTAGGATCAGCGCGCCCATCCACGCGCAAAGCCCTTTCGACTAGCCGTCGCAGCCACTCCCAGCGCACTCGGTCTGGTAACGCGCCGGCATGAGTGAGCGCCCAAATCCTATCCTCTACTGA